TTTCAAAAATTCTTTCACTTATTATCATATTCGCCTCCATTTTATGCACGTTTTTACGTTCATATTAATACTAGCTAACATAATAGTCAATATCAATGTGTCTCTTTTTTTGTAATAACTCTATAGATATATACTTTTTATATATTTTTCTAACAGTAATTATTGATGTGCTATTTTTTCCTCTTAAATCTTTTTCTAAATTTTCGGCATACTTTTCTATAATTTCACTAAGAAACTTGGATAATCCACACCATATATCATCTTTACTCTTTTTCATTTGACCCGCCTCCATTCCAAAAGATTTCAGCACACGTTTCATTATGTTTATTTGACATTATTTCTCCAATGTTATAATTAGGAATATCTACAGGAATACAAACATTTCTTATTCGACTATTGATACGTCTTCTATTAAAATTTTCATCATTTTCTTTTTTATCTATGTCTGTATTGGTTGTTATAATTAATGGCTTTCCCTCACTCACTCTTTCATCGATAACCCAATAAATATTTTCCAGTGTATATTCTGTGTTTCTTTCTGTACCAACATCATCAATAATTAACAAGTCATATTTATTAAGACTCTTAACATATTTTGTTTTGTCACTTGCACTGAAAATCTCATTGGTTATTTCAATAAAGCTTGTAAATTTTACTTTTACTCCCTTTTCAATTAGAGCATTTGCAATGGCTCTTGCCATGTATGATTTACCTGTTCCAACATTTCCAATCAACATTAACCCGCAGTTATGTTCATACATTTTATCCCAATTTGCGACATAATCTTTTGCAACATACATCTTGGCATTAAGACCATTGTCTTTCTCAAAAGTTTGTTCCCACATACTCTTATGATTAAAGCATTCATACTTTGCCTTTATAATCAGATTTTTTCTTTCTTCTTCAATTCTTCTCTTTTCCTCTTCTTTCTCTCTTTTTTCTTCACATTTGCATCTGCATGGAACCATATTCCCTGTAATTTTGTTTTTTGTGTAAATAATTTTTTCTCCACAGTACGGACAATG